ATGCCCACGCGCGGCAAGGGCCGCGAGCTGATGGAACTGCTGCGCACCGAGCTTGGCATCCCAGACGGCGTGAAGTGGTTCGAGGTGCGCTTCGCGATGAGCGAGGCGGTCAGCGTGAAGCTCGAATACACGCCGCGGAGTGACGACGATGCAGCTTGACGTCAAGCTCACCGGGCTCGATGGCGTGCTGGCGACGCTGAAGAGCCTGCCGCCCGAGATCGTCAGCAAGCGCGGCGGCCCGGTGCGCCAAGCGCTGCGCAAGGGCGCAGTCGTCATCCTGAAGGCCGAGCAGGCGAACCTGCAGGCGTCGCTGCAGAACGAGCCGCGCTACACGACCGGCTTCCTGCTCAAGAACCTCATCGTCACGCGCGGCAAGGCACCGACCGGCGGCAATGGCGAGCGCTACCTCGTGCGCGTGCGGCGCAAGACCTACGCGGGCACCGGCAAGGGCACTGGCGCAAAGGCGGTCACGACCATCCAGGTCGCGCAACTGCACGAGTACGGCACCGCCAAGCAGCCGCCCGAGCCTTTCATCCGTCCGGCGTTCGAGAGCAAGGCGGCCGAAGCGATCCGCACGGTCGAGCGCGAACTGCTGCGGTCCATCGACCGCGTCGTTCGCAAGCTCGCGCAGCAGAACAAGGGAAAGTGAGCATGCTGCCGCCCATCTACACGACGCTGATGGCGTCGGGTGCTGTCGTGGCGCTCGTCGGTACGCGCGTCTATCGGCATGGCCGTGCGCCGCAGGATGTCGCGAAGCCGTATGTCACGTGGTCGCTCATTGCCGGCGTGCCTGAGAACCAGCTCAGCGGCCTGCCGCCGATGGACCGCATGGTCATCCAGCTCGACTGCTGGCACCCGACCGACGAGGGCTGCGAAGCGCTCGCGACCGCGGTGCGTGACGCCATCGAGCCGCACGCGCACATGACCGGCGCGCCCATCGATCAGCGCGACCCCGAGACAAAGCTGTGGCGCATGGCGCTGCAGATCGACTGGTGGATGCCGCGGACCTTGCCCGGCTAAGCGACCAGCGTTACCCGTTCTCTCCCGAAGCCCGCCTCGTGCGGGCTTTTTCTTTTCCACCACCCGCCCTCTGGGCTTCTCTCTGCAAAGGCACCCATCATGACCATCGGTACTGTTCGTACGCAGGGCACCGAGCTGTTCTTCATCAACCCGCTCGGCAGCCCGAGCGCCGAGATGGTGAAGCTCTCGTGCCCAACCGGCATCAGCGGCCTCGGCGGCGCGGCCGACCAGATCGAGGACACCTGCCTCGATACGGTCGGCGACAAGACGTTCAAGCCCGGCCTCGGCAATCCGGGACAGGTCTCGGTCCCGTTCAACATGATTCCGACCGACGACAGCCATCAGGTGCTGTTCGACCTGAAGAACGCCGGCACGGTGCTCAAGTGGATCATCTGCCTGAGCGACGGCACGCCCGACCCGACCATCTCGGCCGGCGCGTTCGTCGCCCCGGCGAACCGCACGAGCATCACGTTCCAGGGCTACATCGCCGACGTGAACCTCGACATGGCGACGAACGACCTCGTGCGCGGCACGCTGACGATTCAGCGTTCGGGCGCGGTGACCGGCCACTGGAACGCGCCGGTGCCGACCGCCTGATGGGGCTTGCGATGCTGTCTGACAAGTTCTTCATCAGCGAGCAGATCGAGGAGCGCTCGATCGAGCTGGACGACGGTTCGACCGAGGTGCTGTTCTTCAAGCACCTGCCCAACACCGCGTTCGAGCGCTACGCGATCTGGTGCAACTCGGCCAACGAGGACGTGGTCGCGACGGCTTCAGCGCGCTTGCTCGCGCTGGGCCTGTGTGAGCCTGATGGCTCGCCCGCGATCACGCTCGAGGTCGCCGAACGCATCAAGCGGCCGGTGATGCAGAAGCTGGTGCGCGCGCTGCTCGAAGTGAACGGGTACGGCCAGAAAACGGAGCCAGCGGGAAACGGCTAGCAGCCAAGGGTGAGGACTGGTTCTGGCACGTCCTCGCCCTCGCGCTCGGAGGCCGCACGGTCGACGAGTGGAAAGCGTGCATGACACGCACCGAGTTTCTCGCCTGGGTCGCGTTCTACGAGCTGCATCCGTTCGACGACTTCCATCGTTTCTACCGGCCGGCCGCGATGACCGCCGCCGCGCTCGGCGGTGCGTCCATCGCCGAGCGGCTTGAGTGGTTGCAGCCGACCCCGCCGCCACCCGGCAACTACAGCACCGCAGATCTGTCCGCATTGAAAGTGCTCGGGCTTCGACCCCCGACAAAGGAATGAACGATGGCCGCAGGTTCCATCATCGTCGACCTGTTGCTGCGCACCGGCAGCTTCAGCACCGACACTGACCGCGCCGCGAAAGACCTCGCAAAGCTGAAGAAGGAGGCCTACGACACCGGCGTCAAGATCGGCGACTCGTTCAAGAGCATCGCCGGCGCGCTGGGCCTCACGCTCGGCGTTGCGGGCTTCGTCGCGATGGTCAAGGGCGCTATCGACGCGGCCGACCATCTGAACGACCTGTCGAAGAAAACCGGCATCGCCGTCGAGACGCTGGGCGGCATCGGCTTCGCGGCTGGACAGGCCGGCGGCGACCTTGAGAGCGTCACTCAGGCCGCGGGCAAGCTGAACAAGTCGTTGGCCGAAGCCGCCGCCGGCAATGAGCTGGCCGGCCAGGCGTTCAAGCTGCTCGGCATCAACGTGAAGGATGCGCTCGGCAATACGAAGAGCGCCGACACGGCGCTGGTCGAGCTGGCCGACAAGTTCGCGCAGTTCGAGGACGGACCCGAGAAGGCCGCGCTCGCGCTGCGCATCTTCGGCAAAGCCGGTGCCGACATCATCCCGCTGCTCGACGATGGTGGTGCGGCGCTGCAGGAGAACATCGAGTACTTCAAACGCTACAGCGGCGTCACCACCGAGACGGCGCAAGCGGCCGACCAGTTCAACGACACGCTCGGCAAGATCAACCTGATCAGCGGTGCGTTTGCGAACACGTTGGCCGCCGACCTGTTGCCGGCGCTGCAGTTCATCGCCGACGAGTTCCTGAAGGTCAAGGAGAACGGCACCGTATTCCACGGCGTCGCTCAGGGTCTGATCGTCGTCTTCCAGACGCTGGCGGTCGTTGGCTCCGACACCGCATTCGTGATCCAGCAGGTCGGCGGCGCGATCGGTGCGCTTGTGGCAGCGCAGGCCCAACTGCTCACCGGCGGCCCGCAAGGCGTCATCAACATTTTCAAGGAGTACAACGCCCAGGCCGACGAGGCACGCAAGAAGCTCGACGCGTTCCAGGCGCGCGTGATGGCGCTCGGCCAGCCACAGCCCGAAGCGTTCGAGTCGGGCTTCACCGAAACGAAGCCGAAGAAGGCGAAGGCGCCGCGCCTGCCCGATACCGGCAGTGCAAGCAAGGCCGAGGAAGAACTCAAGAAGCGCCTGGAAGGACAGATCAAGCTGATCCAGGAATTCGCGCGGCAGCAGTCCGACGCTTACCAGTTCGCGAACAAGTTCGTCGACGAGGCCTACGCGCAGGGCCTGACCAGCCTGCAGGACAACATCGATGCGCAGAAGCGGCTGCGCGACGCGGGCCTCGCCGCTCAGGTCGCAGCGCTGGACGAGGAGATCAAGGCGCGCAAGGCGGCCTTGCCGAAGCTCACCGGCACCAACCGGATCGACGAAGAGAACAAGATCAAGGAGGCTGTCGAGAAACGCGCGACCGCCGTGCAGAAGGCCAGTCAGGAAGACATTCTGGCGGCCCAGAAGTCGGTCGCGTCGCTCAAGCAGATCAAGGACGGCTACAACGATCTGCGCGCGAAGGTGCTGGAGCTGAGCGGTGACACCGCCGGTGCCGCGGCAATCCGCAACGACAAGGCCATCGAGGACGCGCGCAAGCTCATCACCGAGGCCGGCGGCGACCCGAAGCTCGGCGACCAGTACGCCGATCTGCTCGGCAAGACCACGCAGCTCTCGAAGGTCCAGCGCGACTACAACCTGCTGCTTGAGGACGCGCGCAACACCGAAGACCGCATCCTGCTCGACGCCCAGGCGAACGGCGACAGCGAGCTGGACACACTCAAGAAGGTCGGTGCCGCGCGCGCGAAGTCGCTGGAGCAGCTCGGTGCGCTGGCCGACAAGGCTGCCGAGTTGGCGAAGACCCTCGGCACGCCCGAGGCGGTGCAGTTCGCCGACCAGCTTGCAAACGCGTTCAAGAAGGCCTCGCTGGAGGTCGACCCGTTGCTGTCCAAGCTGCGTGACGCTGCGCACGAGGCCGGCCAATCGATCGCCGGAGCGTTCGAGGACGCGGTCATAGAAGGCCGCTCGCTGCGCGAGACGCTGCAGGGCCTCGCAAAAGACCTCGGCCGACTCGTCTTCCGCAAGCTCATCACCGAGCCGATGGCCAAGTCGATCACCGACGCGCTGAGCGGCACCGGCCAAAGCGGCGGCATCCTCGGCAATTTGCTGGGCATCGGCAAGAACAGCGGCACCACGACGAAGGCCGCGACCAGCACCGCCGCCGGCGCTGCGGCCGAAGCGAAGATTCTGACGACTGGCGACTTCACCCGCACCGACCACGACACGACCCCGGTCGGGCTTCCCGCCGGTGCCGGCACTCCGACCGCGTCGCTCGACCAGGCGACCACCGCAGCGGCGGCGAGCTTCACGGCGCTGCAGGTTGACGGCATCGAGCCGACGATCACGGCGCTGCAACGCTTCCAGGAAGCGCTCGGCAAGACGGCGTCCGCGCCTGGGCCTGTCGACAGCGGCGAAACGCCGCCGGCACCGGCCATCAGCGGCCTCACGGCGGACGCCTTCACCGGTGCCGATCAGGGCACGACAGCCTTCAGCGGCGAGCAGTCGATCGCCGATCTGTTCAAGGATGCCGACAGCGCGCAGGCCGACGCCGCGCGCAGCACCACCAAGCTCAGCACGACGACCGACGCGGCAGCGGCGGACATCCTGCGACTCGCGCAGGCCGCGGGACAGGGCGGAAACGCGCTCGGTCTGCTGCCCGGCATCATCCAGCTCATCCAGGCGATGACCGCGGCGAGCGGTGCGAGCAGCGCCGGTGGCGCAGGTGGCGGCGGCGGCGGTCTTCTCGGCTGGCTCGGTGGTCTGTTCGGTGGTGGCAGCGGTGGCGCTGCTGCCGGCGCATCTGCGGCCGGCACCGGCCTCGAAGGCATGTCGGCCGAGTCGCTCGCCTTCTTCTTTCACGATGGCGGCGTCGTCGGCAAGGACTTGCCCAAAGCCCCGGGCGCGCGCAAGACCGCCGCGGGCATGGAGGTGCTGCCTGCGCTGCGCCCGAATGAGCGCCGCGCGCTGCTCAGCGTCGGCGATGAGGTCATCACCCGCGACGACCCGCGCAATGTCGCGAACGAGGGCCTGCAACTGATCAAGGCGTTTGACGGCAAGGCCTCGGACCTTAAAGGCCTCGTCGTCGGCGGCGACACGCCGCAGGCTACCGCGGCGCGAATGGCGAACGGCATTCAGGCGCCGGGGCTCACGGCCGGCGGACCGCTCAAGCCGAACGAACGCCGCGCCGTGCTTGAAGTAGGCGAAGAGGTGCTGCCGAAGGACGACCCGCGGCACCGCGACAACGCCGGCGTTGCGATGCTCGCCGAGAAGCGTTTTCACGACGGCGGTGTCGTCGGCCGCGCTGTCTCGGGTGTCTACAGCAAGGGCGCACCGCCGGCGGCATGGGATCGGTCTGCGCAGCGTGACGACCGCGCCGCGATGCGCCCGATTCAGATCAACCAGACGTTCCCGCCGGGGACGAATCGCGCCACGACCGATCAGGCCGCTGCATCGGCCGGCGCTGCCGTGCGCAAGGCCAATTCGAGGATTCGCTGATGGAGTACGTCGACACGCCATTCCCGGAGCGCATCGCGTTTCAGGCGAGGGCCGAGCCGATGTGGAACACGACGCTGACCGCATTGCTCTCGGGCTTCGAGGCGACCAATCAGAACTGGTCGCACCTGCGGCACTCGTACGACGTGGGCCTCGCCGTGCGCGTCGCGTCCGATTACCTGCTGGTGAAGCAGCACTTCAACAAGATGCGCGGCAAGGCCAAGTCGTTTCCGTTCTTCGACCCGATCGACCACACGGTCACGCAAGCCGCCGGCGTGCTGCTGGCCGAGGCCGGCTCGCCGAACGACTTGCACATGTTCTACCAGTACGGGACCGGCACTGGCGCCTACCAGCGTCGCATCTCAAGGCCGAAGACCGGGACGATCAAGGTCTACCGCACGCGCTCGGCCACTACGACCGACATCACCGGCAGCGCCACCATCAGCTACACGACCGGCATCGTCGCGGTCAGCGGCCACGTCGCCGGCGACACCTACGCGTGGTCCGGCGACTTCTACGTGCCGTGCCGCTACGACATCGACAAGCTGCCCGGCGTCATCGTCAACAAGGAGCCGGCCGCCGATGGCGAGCTGTACGTCGACTGCGATTCGATTCCGATCGTCGAGGTGAGGGAGCAGGTGTCATGAGGAGCACGCCGAGCGCGCTGACGACGCACCTCGCCGGCAGCGCGCACACGATCGCGACGTGCTGGCTGGTCACGCGCACCGATGGGCAGGTGTTCGGCTTCACCAGCCACGACCAAGACCTGACGATCGATGGCGTGGTCTACGAGGCCGCGCTCGGCATCAACCCGAGCACGATCGAAGGTCGCGACGACCTGTCGGTCGCGAACGCGAACGCCTCGGGCTTTCTGAGCAGTGAGGCGATCACCGACGACGACCTGCGCGGCGGTCTGTGGGACCACGCGACAGTGCGCGTGTTCGACGTGAACTGGGCCGACACGTCGATGGGCCAGCTCAAGCAACTGCGCGGCTGGCTCGGCGAGTTCACGCTGGTGCGCGATGCCTACACCACCGAGCTGCGCGGCATGGCCACCGCGTTCAACAAGTCGATAGGCGAGCTGGTCGGGCCGAGCTGCACCGCGAGCGTCGGGGACGATCGGTGCAAGGTCGACATGACCGACTACACGACGACCGGCACGGTCATCGGCGTCACCAGCAACCGCTACTTCGACACCGACCTGTCGACGGCGACCGTTCGGCTGACGCCGTCGAGCACCGGCGCCCCGCCGGCCGGCTACTTCAACGCCGGCCTGCTCACGTGGCTCACCGGCGCCAACACGAACCGCCGCATGGAGGTCAAGGTCTCGTCGGCCGATGGCCACATCGAGCTGCAGCTCGCGATGGCAAACACGGTCGCGCCGGGCGACACCTTCAGCGTCTCGGCCGGCTGTCTGAAGTCGCGCGAGGTCTGCGCGGCGCAGTACGGCAACGTGCTGAACTTCCGCGGCTTCCCGGACTTGCCCGGCATCGACAAGGTCACGCGGATCGGGGGTCAGTGATGACGGTCCCGGCCCATCTTGTCGTCGCCGCGGCGCGCAGCTATCTGAACGTGCGTTGGCATCACCAAGGGCGCAATCGCGCCGGCATCGACTGCGCCGGGCTCGTCATCTGCGTCGCGCATGACCTCGGCCTGAGCGACTTCGACACCAGCGACTACGGCCGACTGCCGCAGGGCCACGAGATGCGGCGCTTGATGCGCGAGCACTGCGTCGAGCTGCCGGCGAACAACGCCTTCGCGCCTGGCCTCGTGGCGCTGATGCGCTTCGACGCCGAAGAGCAGCACCTCGCGATCGTCGGCGACTACCCGTACGGCGGCTACAGCCTCGTGCACGCGCTGGTGCAGGAACGGCGCGTGGTCGAACACCGCCTCGACGCTCTCTGGCGTAGTCGCACGGTCGCGCTCTATCAACTGCCCGGGGTTGTGTACCCGTCATGAGTACCACGCAGATTTTCACGGTCGCGGGTTACGCGATCGGCAGCTACTTCGGCTACCCGCAGCTCGGCGCGGTCATCGGTGGCCTCATCGGCTACCAGTTCGAGCCCGACAGGCAGACCGAAGGTCCGCGCCTTGAAGACCGACGCGTCCAGGTCAGCACCTACGGCGCGTCGATTCCGTATCTGTTCGGCGCGGTGCGCGTCGCCGGCAACGTCATCTGGTCCAAGGACATCGAAGAGGTCCAGACCGAGAGCGATGTCGACGGCAAGGGTGGCCCCAGCAATACGCAGATCACCTACACGTACTTCGGCACGTTCGCGGTGCTGTTGGGCGTAGGGCCGCTGCGCGGCATTCGGCGCATCTGGGCCGATGCGGTGCTGATCTTCGACGGCACTGTCGACCCGCCGCTGGGCGATGTGGCCTACACGTTCTACGGCGGCGCTGAGGACCAGTTGCCCGATCCGACGATCGAGGCCGACATCGGCGTGGGCAACACGCCAGCCTATCGAGGCGCGGGCTACGTCGTCTTCCACCGCCTGCCGCTTGAGAAGTTCGGCAACCGCTTGCCGAGCATTAGCGTCGAGCTGATTGCCGATGGCGAGTGGCAGGGCGTCGGCACGAAACTGGGCCCGGACCCGACGCTGACCGGCCTTTCCGGTGGCGTGTACTACGGCAGTCTGATCATGAGCGCCGTGCAGGCGTCGAACGGGGATGTCATTTACATGACCTACCCGAACGCGACAGGCCCCTTTGCGAGCGCCGGCCTCACGCTGACGCGCATCGCCCGCTACACCGGCGAGCCGCTCGTGACGGCCACGCATGGAATCACCGGGTCGTACGAAACGGTCAATCGCAACCTCATGTGCTACGTGCCGCCGCTCGACGAGGTGTGGGTCAGCGGTGCGAGTTCGACGATCTTTCGGTTCAGCGCGAGCACGCTCGCCGAAGTCTCGTCGTTCACGATCACCTCGGGCGTGCCGAAACTCGCGTGGGAACCGCACACGCGCGCGGTGTACTTCCGGCCGAACGCGGCATGGCTGTGTGCGGGTGGCGGCGCGGTTGTGCTCGGCGCAGGCATCTTCAACATCGACGTGCTGCGCCTGAACGGCGAGGTCACATCAGATGCCGGGACGATCGAGCTGTTCGAGGGTCCGAAGATCCACTACGAGACGATGGACGCGATCATCACGACGGTGCCGACCGTGTTCCTGACTGACGGCGCTGCGCAAAGTGCGGTCGCGTGTTTCGACCCGACGCGCGGGCGATATGTCGTGATCATGAATCGCATCTGGACTGTCACTGACGCGGACCCGCCGACGATAGAGGTGCGCGACTACCCGGCGGGCGCAAGTGTCTACAGCCTCGGAAGCGTCACCTACGACAGCGGCACCGACAGCATCATCATTCTTTCGACCGTCGTCGGCATTGTCGTCACGACGATTCTCGATGCCGGCACGTTCGAGCTGATCTATCAGGCGTCCGAGATTGACGGCGATAGTCGACTCGGCATCAGCTTTGCATTTCCGTCGAGTGGGGGCTCGCTGATCGCGCTTGGTTCCTATCAGACGTGGCAGTTCGATTACTTCGGCACGACCGTCGGCGCGACGGTCTTGCGCCTCGCGCTCGAATCGGGACTCGTCTCGGGCGATGTGAACGTGAGCGAGCTGTCGCAACGTCTGCGTGGCTTCGTGGTGAGCCAACCAGGGCCGTCGCGTGCAGCGGTCGAACAGCTCGCACGCGACTTCCTTTTCCTCGGCGTCGAAGAGGACGACAAGATGGTGTTCCGCCGGCGCGGTGGTGCCGTTGTCGCGACCATCCCGGACG